TAAAAAAGCCCTGCATGGCACGCAGAGCAAGTAGGAAATTCGCCAAAACTTCTACTTAAATTATACCACGAATGCCTAGAAAATTGAAATGGAGAATTTAAATGGACAAAGAAAATATGATAAGTCAGAAATTAAGAACCTTACTGGCAGAAAAAAATATGAGAGCTTCAAATCTAGCTAAAGAAACTGGTATTGCACAATCAACTCTTTCTAAGATTACTAGTGGGAAAAGTAGAAGCATCCAGTTTGATACTATCGAAAAAATTAGTAAATCTTTACATGTAGAACCAAGCGAGCTTTTTACACCATGCAGACCTTTAGGAGGACACGATAAATGACTGAGTCAGTGAATCTTAACGGGGATACTTACTATTCGGTTGAAGACACAATCAAAATCTTAGGGATTAGTGAGTCAACTCTCAAACAATATCGTGCTGATAAAAAAGTAAAAGGAATTAGGATTGGTGATGTTTACTTTTATAAAAAAACAAGCGTTGAAACTTATAAAAAACGAAAAAGTAAAGCTAGCGGTAAAGTTAGTCCGGTTGAAATTAATGGGAAACACTTTCCAAGTAGAACGGCAGCAGCTAAATATATAGGTGTATCAATCAATCAGCTAGCAAATTACTTTTTAGTTCAAAAAAAGATTATTGAAATGGAGAATTTAAATGGCAAATGAATTAGGAATCTTTAGTGTTGATAATTTAAATATGACCACAATTAAGCAATATTTAGATGGTGGTGGCAAAGCAAGTGATGCGGAACTTGTTTTACTTATTAATCTTTGCAAACAAAACAACATGAATCCATTTATGAAAGAAGTTTATTTCATCAAATATGGTAATCAACCAGCTCAAATCGTTGTATCTCGTGACTTTTATCGAAAACGTGCATTTCAAAATCCTAATTTTGCGGGAATCGAAGTAGGAGTAATTGTTCTAAATAAAGATGGAGTTCTGGAACATAATGAAGGAACATTCAAAACTCATGAACAAGAATTAGTTGGTGCATGGGCTAGAGTTCATTTAAAAAACACAGAAATCCCAGTATATGTTGCGGTATCTTATGATGAATACGTTCAAATGAAAGATGGACACCCTAATAAGATGTGGACTAATAAACCATGTACAATGCTTGGAAAAGTAGCTGAAAGCCAAGCGCTGAGAATGGCATTTCCTGCCGAGTTTTCAGGAACTTATGGCGAAGAAGAGTTTCCTGAGCCAGAAAAAGAACCTCGTGAAGTGAATGGTGTAAAAGAACCTGACCGTGCACAAATCGAATCTTTTGATAAGGAAGACTACGCAGCAAAGAAGATTGAAGAGTTGAAAGAAAAAGCTCAACCTCAAAAAGAAGTTGTTAAAGAAACTGGCGAAGTTATTGATGAAATAACAGCGGAGGATTTCTAAAATGAATGAATTTAATGTAACGTTTGAACCAGCAAAAATTGAAGTCTTAGACCGTGAAAAGTTTGAAGAGCAAATTAATTCAATTGCTCAAGCAAACTCTAACCGGCTTGTAACCGTTGAATCAATGGCAGATGATAAAAAAACTCGTGCAGAGCTACGGAAACTTTCAAAATCCTTGAATGATGAAAAAATTCGCATCAAAAAGGAGTATAACCAACCTTTAACGGAGTTTGAAGTTTGGTTCAAAAAGGCTGTAGCAGTATTAGATCAGGCTATTTCTCAAATTGATTCTGGAATTAAAGATATCGAAGCTGAACAAAAAGCGGAGAGAAAAAAAGTTGTTCATGAATTATTGGTTGAACTGACAACAGACACAGAAGTAGATTCACGAATCTTTGAAAACTTTGTTGATGATTGGGCAAAAGCATCAAACTTTAATGATATTAAACCTAAAAAACAGCTTATTGATTCTATTACTTATGTCATTGATGGTGAAAAGCAAAAGATTGCTGAATACAAAGCAAATAAAGATACGATTTCAAACTTTTGTTTTGGAAATAATGTCAGTGATACACCATATATTCGGATGATTGATAGCGGAAAATCTGTCAGTGAAGTAATGTCAGCAATTTCTGAGGATGTTCTTTTTGAAAAGCAACGTAAGGAAGCTGAGGAAAAACGCAAAGAATCAGAAAAACAAAGACAAGCTGAACTTGAAAAACAGAAGCAAGAATATGAAACAAGAAAGCTTGAGGAATCGTTCAACGATCTACCTTCTCATGTTGGTGAAGAAAACGCAAGAGCGTTATCTCAACCAGAAGTAGTTGAACATTTTAAAGAAGAATTTGATAAAAAAGCTGCTCAATCACAAATTGAAATATCTGTAACTACAGTCAATGAAGAGCCTGAAAATCTTCCTAACGAAAAATATATGGCAGTAATTGAAATTTATTTCTCAAGTATTGAAGAAAAAAATCAATGGAAGCAAGTCATGATTGATAATGGTTTCGGAGATTTTAAAGCAACAGAATTTAAAAAAATCTAACCTATGAGCAAACTGCAGTCCTCACTAATCCTGAGCAGTAGAATTAGAAATAATTCAACTTTAAGCAAGACTACCTTGGGCGGTGGTTTCGTATTTAGTCAAAGCTGGAGGGTGGCGGAACGAGCCGTAAAGTCAATGAGTATTTAGTGTTTACACATAACCACTCATCGCCAGCTTTTAATTGAAAAATAAAACTTGAAATAAATATAGAAGAAAGGAGTATTCGTGGCACAAAAAAATAAAACAAAAATCTATTTTTGGATAAAACTAGATGAAAATTTCTTTAAAAATCTAGCCATTAAAAATTTGAGAAAAACAGTAACTGGTGGGGATACTTTAGTGATAATTTACCAGCAAATGTTGTTATCTTCTTTACCTAATAATGGAGTTATCTATTATGAGGGTACTTTACAAGATATAGCTCAAGAAATTGCATTAAATCTTGATGAAAAACTTGATGATGTCAGATTGGCTATAGATTATTTCCAAAAAGCAGGTTTATTGCAAATAGGAGATGACGGAAGTGCAGAAATGCTTCAAGTTCCAATGCTTATAGGACAAGAAACAAATTGGAATAAATATAAAAGGAATAAAAAGTTGGAAAATTTCCAACCAACTTCCAACCAACTTCCAACTAGTTCCAACCAAGCTCCAACAGAGATAGAGAAAGAATTAGAATTAGAAATAGAAATAGAATTAGAAAAAGAGAAAAAAACAGAAACAGAAGAATTATTCTCGAACTATTTTTCTATTTTCACTAATTTATCAAAAAAGAATCTTTCAAGAAGAGCAATGGCATTGCAAGTATTTATTACACTATCTTATGAACAAAAGGAACGTTCTGTTATTGGAGCGAACAACTATGTAGAATATTATAAATCTAAAAATCCTGGAGATAATGAAGCAAAGTTTAGTATTAATGCTTATGAATTTCTTAGCAATATGATGTTTGAAGAATATCAGCAAAAAGTAAAAGTTAAAAAAGAAACTCTTGGAGGTCTTATCTAATGGCTTTTGATACATGGAGAGATGACGGAGAGTTTGCTGTCAAAGCAACTGATGTTTTAAAAAACTATCAAGAAGGTGGGGAACTTGGCGTGTGTGAAGTCCATGGTTGCAAGATTATCGGATCTAAGAAATCTGTGCTTTCTTATCCTAAGAATGAAAAAGGTGAAGTGATTGGAGACCCTTACTTATACGATGTAAGAGTTTGTCCCATGTGCCATGCTGAAGGAATAAAGACAGTTGCTACTAAAGCTGTCAATGACTTCTTAGGAGAATTCAAAGCTAAAAAAGGTATTGATTTGACTAAAAATGTCATTGTTAAATATGATTTCGCTGATGAATTAAGTGTTGTATCTTGTGACAATATGGTCAAGTGGATTGTTACCAATGTTGGCAGACAGAAAAAAGTAAAACGATTAAAGGTCAGAAAGTACATACAGATTGCTGAAAATAGATTTTCTAGTGATGAAGCAAGAGAAAAATATTTGAAGATATTACATGATATTGAAGAAGCAGAAATTCTGATTTTCGATTCATTGGCAGACTTCACATCGAATCAAGCTGAAAAAGCATTGACTCCTTTATTAAGCGCAAGTGATAACTGCTCAATTATTATACTAACAATTCCAGAAAGTGATGAAAGGCTTGAACAATTGCCAGCAAGATTGAAATTTAAACTCAATAATGCGCAAGTAATGAATTTCTCAAGTACAGGACAACAAAGATGAAATTTGAATTTGAATTGGATAAAATGCCAACTACTCAGCAGCAAAAAGGCATAAAAAAAGTGAAAGGTAAACTTCAATTCTATGACCGTCGTGGAACAAATAACTACAGTCTTAAAGCTCAACTCATGAAAAATAAACCGAAAGAGTGCTTTGAAAAAAACGTTCCTTTGAAGCTATCCGTTACTTTTTTCTACGCTATCAAGCAAAAAAAGCGTTGGTGGCAATGGAAAACAAGCAGACCTGACTTAGACAATCTTATGAAGAACTTACAAGATTATATGACTAAGCTGCGTTATTACAGTGACGACAGCCAGATTGTATGGCTTGAAGCTAAAAAGGTTAATGACGAGAAAAACAGAATAGAAATTGAAATTACAGAGGTGTAAACCATGATTAACATGATTAAAACAAATTTTATCACTTTGAAAAAGCTGTATGGATTGGCAAGAAATAACAATTTCAACGTTAACCACAAAGAATTGTCTGTGAAAATCAGCGGTCGAACTAAGCACAATCACGAACTTTCTCAGCTTTATTTGGATATTTGCAATAAATAAAACCATTCAAAGCAAATGAAGTGGGGAGAATTATACAAAATACTTGAAGAATTGATTCAAGGTTTAGCAATTGAACTTCAATAGCTCTAATTCATGAAAATTACGGTTACATTGAGCGCTTAAACTGTTTCATGGATAATTTATCACGAACAAGCTAAAAGCGCTTAGAAGCTAAAATATGAGGTATTAAATATGGGATATTACGACACAAGAAATGAAGCTAGGCGAATCAGTAAACTTGCTAGTCAAAATATATCGAGTGAGCAAACCAAAAAAGAATTTGAACTTGATGGTCAAAGCAAATTTAACCAAGAAATGCAGGCTGAGTTTCACGAAAGAATTAAAAAATTAGGAGGAAAAAATGGTAGTTAAAGTCTTTGATGCTTATATTGAAGGCGAAAAAAAAGCAACCGGAACAATTGACGAGATAGCCGATTACTTTGATCTTTCCCGCAACTCTATCTCATTATGGATAAAGAATGGGAAAGACCCTAAAAAAGCTGACCCTAAATATAAGTACGCTATTTTAAATAAAGAAAAAACTAAAGAGCTTATGGAACAAAAGAAAAAAGAAGGGCGCAAACTTCCCGCTTCTGTTTATGATTATTATGACAAAGGGGAATTCATAATGACAGGAACTGCTCGAGAAATTTCCCAATTTTTAAATATTAGCAAAAATAACGTATATTCATATATCCAAGTTGGTAAGCACGCTTTTGATTACAGAAAAACAAGAAAACATGCGATTTTAAACGAAGCAGAAACTAGAAAAAGATTTCCATTGCTTTCAGTCTCATCAGAAGAAGAACTTATTGAAACAAAAGAACAAGAGCGAAGAAAGCACGAAACAAAAGAAGAACGTAGGTTGCGAAGAAATATCAGAGCGCAAATGGCAATCGAAAACTCAAGAAAAGAAGAATTAGGATTATAGGAGCAGCTAGATGATACTAAGCGAGATTGAAGCGGTAAGTCCAGAAGATTTTGTGGTTTTTGAGGATGATACACCGTATAGTTACACAATTGATAGAGGGTGCAGGGAAAACGCTATAGAAGTTGATGATTTTCCTAAACTTTATACAGCAGAGCAAATGCAAGAGTACGCAAAAGCAAATTGTTGGGAGTTGATTAACTGGTATGTTGAAACTACTGGTGACGTTAACCACGCAGCAGAAATGAAAATATGGATGGATGATGAATTTGGAGGACACGAAAAATGACTAAGTTTGAAGAGAAATTGGAAAAGTTGCCAATAAAAAATATTGAGCATCCTATTGGTGACACTAAATATTATGCGGCCGTTCATGTTAAAACATTGATAGCACAAGCTGACGAAGAATATCAGGAGCTATTTGATAAATATAGTAATCTCAATGATAGCTATGAAAAAGAAGTAATCAGAAGTTCTAAACTAGAATCGCAAATCATTGATTTAAAATCCCAACTCCAACAGCAAGCCCTGCCAGTCGTGCCTGAAGAGGTTGATAAAGCTATCAAATACTTGAAAACTCAGAATAATTTTGCCACACTTACTGATTTGAAGAATCTTGATATTTTGACAGAAAAAGGCTTTTGGTGGCTGAATGATTTCCAATTTAAAGATAGACGATTTGGTTTTGGAGGTCTAAATAATAAGTTATTTATCCTTTCTCATTTAGCTATTACAGGCTATCAAGTAGAAAAACCGCAGCTGTTCTATATTGACTTACCAAAAGTTTTTGGATTAAGCGATTCAACTAGCGATTCAACCTTCGTATCAAAAGCGGAAAGTGGAATAATCTTAGAATTTACAAAAGGGAAAGATTATGCATTAAAATTAACAGAACAAGAAATCAAGTCAATTGATGAGCGTTACTGGCAGTTTGCTGTGCCTGTGGAGGACGGAGAATGACAAGAGGATTTAAAAAACTAAACGAAAATGCGACTATTCCAGAACGAGCGACAGAACATAGCGCAGGATATGACATTTCAGCAAGTGAAACAGTTACGATTCAACCTGATGAAATTAAAATGGTAAGCACTGGGCTAGCTGTTCAACTTGGTGATGATGAAGTATTGAAATTATACGACCGTTCAAGTAATCCAGTTAAGCGTGGCATTGCATTGATTAATTCAGTAGGAATTATCGATTCAGATTACTATCCGCAAGAATTTAAAGGCTTATTTATGAACATCTCAAAAGAGCCTGTAACCATTTCTAAAGGTCAAAGAATAATGCAAGGGGTATTTGTCAAATACCTTACAACAGACGATGACAACGCAAATGGAAAGCGTACCGGAGGATTTGGTTCAAGTGATAAGCATTAAAAGCTAGAAAGATAGTAAATGAAAGATTTAATTTATAAAAACATTAAGCATGGACTTTATGAAATAGATGAGTTCGGAAATGTTTATTCAAAATATAAAAATGGATTTTTAAAGCCAAAACGTGATAAAGATGGTTATTTAACGTTAATATTATCTGGTGGTAAAAGAGGCAATAGCTGCTTTGCAAGAGTTGCAACTTTAGTGATAGTAACATACGTAGGGCTTCCTGAAAAACATATCAAAGACCCAACGGTTAACCATATTGACGGTAACAAATTAAATAACCACTATTCAAACCTAGAATGGATAGAACGTTCTAAAAACAGTTCAATTAGAAAAAATAAAGGTGTGGGATCTAAAAATCCTGCTGCTATATTGAACGAAACAGATGTAGAAAAAATTTGCGAACTTTTATTAAAAAAAAGAGCTTTCAATGTATGAAATATCATTGATGTTTGGAGTTACTAAAAGCACAATAAGTAATATAAAAAGGTGCAAAGTATGGAAAGAGATAACGAGTAAATACTTTGGTAGCACTGGGGAGGTTTGAAAATGACACAAGAAACAGCAAAAGAGCGCATCTATCGTGAAGCATTGGATGAAATAAATAATTTAGCAATTGATGTGGCCATGGATTTTGAAGAAACTGGAATTGATTCAGTTGATTGCGAAAAAATAATGGATATTGCAAACAAGGCATTTTTTGCAGAAACAAATCAACAACCTTCAGACACTGACGAAAAAACGGTTGAAAAACTCCAAGAACAGCTTAACACTGCGAAAAAGTATATCGAGCATCTTATTGGAACGATTAAACATGATGGGCATTTAGGAACGATTCAAACAGACTGGATTTTGCCTGATTTAAAAAAAGCACTCGCAGCGATTGGAGGGGATGATGAGCTGTAATCAATGTAAAAGCGAATATTATATGAGGGTTGTGCAATATGCTAGACCATTGCTACAACCACTTACACCAGAACAAGCAGTTATGGATAACTTGCATGAAATGACAGGTAAAAGATTTTATAGAATTTATCCAAACTTTTGTCCAATGTGTGGTGAAAAAATTGAAGGGAGCGGAGATGAGTGAATTAGAAAAAAATAGTGACACGTTTGTACTATTCAATAGTCATTATCAAGTATATCTTGCAATTGGGACAGGAACACTCATGATTGAAGCAAATGTGGTTCACACAACTGCATCTCCAGAAACCGCTCGGACATTCTCAATCTACGCTCAAGCAAGAGAGTTCATGAACTTACTTAATGAGTACCATGATAAAGAGTTTGAAGCGTGGGAAGTAATCAACAGCGAATATATAGACTTTTTCTGCAAAGTTGCTGAACCTAAACCCCAGCTCACGATTCCGAAAAGCATTGCGGATGAGTTGGAAGAAGAAATTGAAGAAGCGTACAGCAGCGATTACATTCGTTCTTATAGTGATGTCGGGGCTTATATGGAAGTAATCACTGATGGCCTTGATGAAGAGAGTGAACTTTATAAATTTATGTTTCCAGATGATGCCTTACTCGGATGCTCACACCGTAATATAATCTATCTCTATTTGGTAGATAATGATTTAGTGAAAGTGGTGGAGGGGATAAATGACAATTACTGAGCAACAATTCTATGACATGCTCAATGTTGATGAACACATGAATTTTACAAATAGAATCCAAGAGCTTGTTTTTGATAAAAAAGGACGTGAAGAATTTTATTCTAAAATCTTAAATATCCACCATGACATGGGCATTGATTTCTTTAGAGACTATTTTATGGCTCATTCAGCTGTTTCAGCAAAAGGGCAGCATTATACACCAGATGAACTTGGTAAGCTCACAGCGTTGCTTGTAGGTGGTTCTGGAGGTGCTGATTTAACTGGAGCAGGAACAGGAACTCTAATTATCCAAAAATGGCAAAATGATCGAATGAATGCAGACTTTTTTAACTATTTGCCGAGTAACTATTGGTACCAGGCATTAGAATTATCGGATGAAGCTATTTCATTCTTGATTCATGCCTTTGCAATCCGAGGGATGAATGGTGTAATCATTCATGGTGATGCATTGGAAATGGCCGTGAAGCAAGTTTATTTCATTCAAAACAGTGCTAATAATCCGATTGGTTTCTCAGAGATAAATGTTATCCCTCACAGCAAAGATGCAATGGAATTTTTAGGGATTCATGAATGGACGGAACAGGCAATTGAACATATTGAAAGTAAATTTCCTGACTGGATTCCACTCATAGAAGAAAAGAAAGTAATAGAATGACAGAAGCTGAAAAATGGCTTGATAAACACATGGATTGAACGCAAAAAAAGCCCAAGCTGACCAAGCTTGAGCGAAATTGTGAATTCTAACGTTTATATTTTTATGGTCTAACAAATTATATCATACTGAGCTAGGAACTCGCTAAACTCAACTGGAGGGAAAATGACATTAATTGATGAAATTAAATCATCTCAAAAAGAATCGCATGAAAAATGGTTTGAGAGATGGTACAAAAAAGCAAATGTAGAAAATAATATCAGAATTTCAGCCGAAAAAGGATACACAGGTTTTAGAATTCAAGTAAGCGATCAGTATGATAGTTATTTAAGGTTGAGACTAGGAAATAAAGAAACAACTTCCCTTTTAAAAGAAAAGCTCGGTGATGGTTTTACTGTAACACTCCGAGAAATTCATGGAGAGAACTTTTTAGGAATTAAGACTTATAAATCATTCATTCAGATTTTATGGTAAACAAAAAAGCCCACTGCAATGGGCTTCGGCAACTGAATTTCTAACTTAATTATACCACAAAAGGAGAATTTGATGAATGGCAGATAAGTTAGATAGAATTATTGGAGATTACGTTAATGGCAGACTTGAAGCCAGAATAAAATCAATTGAAAGCAGATATCTTTATAAACAAAAAGTAGATAACTTAGGCATTCGTACAGCATATTCTGGCGGTTCGGAACAATTGAGCCATGTTATAAATCAAGAAAAGCTCGATAGTGACGAAGAATATCTTAAACTCAAGGAGCAACTAGAGATATTAGACTTCTGGTTTAAGCCTTTGATTCCTGATGAAAAAAGAGTTATTGAGCTAAAATATAGTGGATATGCTGGCTTGTACTGGTACCAAGTAATGCAATATTTAGATATCGAAGGAATTGAAGATATTGGGTTGAAAAAAGCTAAGACAATATTCTATAAGTTTAGAAATGATATCTACCGACAAATGCAACACTGTTTTTAGGGCATATTTTTGGACAAAAATTGGCATGAAATTGCCTAAAAATGGTACATCAACCCTTGTTTTTACTGATATACTTGTATCATGAAGTTATCAGCGAAAGCAAACAAAATGTAATTCGTTCGGTTGGATATACTTCTAACGTTGCTGGACGATAAAACCAGCGTAGCAAGGAAAGCACAACTGGAGAGTGCGCAGGGTTCGAATCCCTGACTTGCTATTATATTTTATTACAGGTTGTCCAATGGGCAGCCTTTTATTGTTGGAAAGGAGGAGAAATGGCAAAAGCTAAATATGGAGAATGGATTTTAGAAGAAGGATTACTCAAAATTCAAGGTTGGGCAAGAGACGGCTTAACAGAGGAGCAAATCGCTCATAATATGGGGATTGCCGTTTCAACTCTGGGTAATTGGAAAAAAAGTCATCTGGAGATTTTGGAGGCCCTAAAAAAGGGTAAAGAAGTTGTTGACATTCAAGTCGAAAATGCTTTGTTAAAACGTGCTTTAGGTTATGAATTTGTCGAAATTACAAAAGAGTTGACGGATGCTGGTTTATTGGTAACAAAAGAAGTTACTAAACAACAAGCACCAGATACAACTGCGGCAATTTTCTGGCTCAAGAACCGAAAGCCTAACGAATGGCGGGATAAAAGTCAAACGGAGCTGTCAGGAGGAATAAAGGTTTCAAACCCTTATGAAGGCTTGACAGAAGAAGAGCTTAGAAAATTGGCAAATTTATAGCTATAAAGCTACCACGTACTACTTAAATGTGTTATAATATATTTGAGGTGATAACATGGAAAAGTGGAAAGATGTTGCAGGCTATGAGGGATTGTACCAAGTCAGTAATTTAGGTAGAATAAAAAGCGTAGAAAGGTATCGAGACAATCACGGAAAACCGCAAATCATTCATGAAAAAATTAAAAATACGAGAACGAAAAACAGCGGATATTTAATAACAGATTTGTATAAAAATAATAAACGAAAATCCGTTATGATTCATCGTGTTGTCGCAAGTGCATTTTTGCCTGTTGAAGAAAGAAAAGAAACGGTTAATCACAAAGACGGCAATAAATTTAATGATAATGTTGAAAATTTAGAATGGAGTTCTTTCTCTGAACAAAACAAGCATTTTTACAAAAAAGGATTAAAATCAAAAGAAAATATAAAAAAAGCAGTAAAAGCAATGAACGAAAAGAGCGCAAGGAAAATATTGTGTGTAGAAACAAACGAAATTTTTGATTCACTTTCAGATGCTAGTTTATATAGCAAGGGAGACAGAAAAGGCGTGCCTTTGATTGTAAGGAGTGCCAAAACAAAAACAACTACTGCGTATGGGTATCATTGGAACTATGTAGATTAGAAAGGAGGTGATGGAGTGCAAATTAATGAGACAATAGTTAAAGGAGCAAAGATTGAACTTGCAAAACGCAGATTCTTTTTTTATTGCAATTTAATCATGCCTAAATTTTACGATGTGCACCGTGAATATTTAGTTCGCCTATGTGATGAGTTGCAAAAATTCTTAAACGATGACGAACATGACGTTCTGATTATTAATTTGCCTCCGTAGCTTAGACATGGGAAATCTCTCACGCTTGGTAAATTTGTAGAGTGGGTACTTGGTAATGACCACACGAAGAA